TCCATTTATAGGTATCCTTACTAATTTATAGTTAAAATTTTCCTCATTATACATTTTTATTCTTTCTACCATATGTAATAATGTATAATTCTTTTTTGACTTCCATTGTAGGTCATCACCTATATCAAACAAATTACAAGAAAGTTTGTCATCTCCCTTGCGTAAACCTCTGCCAATGCTTTGTAAATTTCTTACTCGACTTTTACTCGGTGAAGCAAAAACAATGTTGTGTAGGTTTCTTATATTTATGCCTGTAGAAAACGTACCATATGACGCAATGATTATAGCGTCTTTTTCTTTTTCTGTTATAGAGCGTATCTGTTCTCGGGTTTCTGTATCAGTACCACCGAATACAAAAAATACTTTTCTGTCCGGACACTTTGTTGAAATCATATCGTGTAGGATTCTACCATGCTTTTCTACAAATTGGAACAGTACAAGCGTGTTGCCTTTTTGTGTGATAGATAAATTCCGTATTACTATATTGCGTTTGTGATTTGTAACAAGCCAATCCATTTCTTCCGGATAAGTCATTCCTTTCATGTTTTTTCTATCAGCGTCAGGATAATCTAATACCATAGCAATGATGTTTAAATCAGCAACTTGATTTGCATCCATCAATTTTTTTGTTGTTGTGACTTTTTTAACTGTTCCGAATATTCCTTCTAATACTAATTTGTGTGTTTTAGATCCATCTAATGTACCTGTTGTACCTATTCTATATTTAGCATTAACACATTTGTCTAATATAGTAGTGAGAGACTTTGCTTTGAATAAGTGAGCTTCATCACCATAGATAACATCAAACTTGTCAAACCAAGACTTGGGAAACTTGTATATAGACTGCCATGTAGAAATTGTTATTGGGAATTCGTTTGACTTTTCTTTGCCCCCGTAAATTCTGTGACAGTTCTCGGACACAGCCCAATCATCTGCGGTGGCGTAGTCTTGAAAATCACCATACATTTGTTCTACTAGTGAGGTTGTTGGTACGATAATGAGTTGCTTTCTGTTAAGATGCTGATGATAGCGCACAAGATTATAAATGATAAGAGACTTACCTGAAGCAGTCGGGGAAAGAAGCAAACAACGACCATTGTTAATAGTATGTTTAACAGCCTCGACCTGATAGTCTCGGATTTCAATGTCTTTGCCTCCGCTTTGTAGCTTTAGTTTTTTAGCAAAGTTTTCTATGTATTGTATTGAAAGAGGATCGCCTATGTCCTCTATATTTATTTCTAGCGGATATTCTAAGGTGTCAGCAAACTCTTTTAAATAAGGTAGAAGTCCTACGTACAGTTCTTGTCTGTACATATTATATAAACGTGCCTTACCATCCCACATACGATTACGATACAGTGGCATAAATTTAGCACCGGGCACATCAAAGGTAAAGAAATCGTTGAGCTCTTGTGATATACCAGGCTCTGTTTCTATCTTAAGATGTACTTCATTTCTCTTGCTGACTTTTATCACATCAATCCGTTTGTAAACTTGGTCCACTCAATAGCATTTTTTATATCCCATGTTCTACTATTTAGTGACTTCATAATACTCTCACATTGATACAAACAGGCTTGTGTATACTCTATTCTATCATCCAATTTAATAATATCCGGGTCACTATCTAAAAAATCATCCATTTGATTATTCAGTGGTGCAATACCCAAATATTGTTCCCAACCTAATCGAGTAAGTTCTTCTTTAGATAACTCACCTCTAAAGTATTTTCTTTTTATGTGTTTCAAAGAATACTTCTGAGATAAATTTTTTCTGAGTTGTAATTTAAATGTGGTAAGATGATTTAAATATTTTGAGTGTAATTCAGGTGTCTTAGTAGATTCGGCCCCCAAATTTAATTGATCGATTTTGCAATCGTTCTTCCACTCGGTTTGTAGTTCGTCCAAAGTAATCATAATAACCTCAAAAATATAATAAAATCGTTACAGTATAACATACTATAACGGCAAATGTCAAATGTTTTCTATTTTATACTGCCTATATCTAAATGACGCAATGCCCTGGAAGTATTCGGTTGACCCGGAACTTATATCAAAGTCTAAACCGCCTAATGCAATGGGAAAGGAATCCTCGAAAACAATTCTTAATTGAGGATTGTTATTTGAATCTAAAACAAAAAGTGAAGCGTCACTATAAGGAGCCAACTGTTCTACTGCACGTTCATTGGCTAACGGAAATCTATAATTTTGACTTTGTATAAAATTTGTATACTGTTCTGTTTTCTCAGGATTACCTAAACCTATTAACCAATTATATAACTCTTTATAATTAGTCATGTCTTCCTGAATAAGAAAGCGTATATTTAATACACCAAAGTTTACTTTTTCACCGGGAGTAAAATAATCTACCAATGGTGTGGGGGTTTGTACTTCACCTAACGTGATGTCGGGAATATTTGCAGACTGGCAGAAGTATGAGACGTTAGGAATATTGTGAACTTGAAATCTAAAACCATTCGGTTTCAAATAATCTAATTCACTAGGGTTCCCAGCGTCCCATCCGCCTTCAGATACATTTATCAGTGGTGTGTATGCCATAGTAGTTACCTTGATTGTATCTACTATTTATAATACCTGTAAGTCTAGGAACAAAGTCGTGATTTACAAATAAGTGTACACAAAACACAATAAAAAATAAAGTTACTTTAGAATCCAGCATTAGCATATAGAATGACTGCTGGTAGTGCAATTGCTACACATATCGATAATACAGTTTTTGCTAATGCTATGATAAGATCAAAATCAATAACGCTATTTTTGTTCATTTTTTACAAGTCCTTGCCTTTTGGGCATTTTTAATCGTGGGTTTATATACTGGTGTGTATAGAAAAGTAACGTATTTGTTACCTTTCGACACTATATATAATACTTGATCTTTTAAGATTTGTAAAGCAAAAAAAAGGGGCTACGAATAGCCCCCTCAAAAATGTCCCTATTGGGATTCTTTTTATTCCAAATTACATCAAGTTAGTAACTTTAACGCCTCTGTAATACTGGTTACGATCAGCAGTAAATGTATCTGCATCAGTAGTACCATCAGTCCTAAGAACGTATGGGTTAGCAATCATGCCGTAACGAGTCTTGAAGCCGATTTTTGGCTGGAATGTACCAGGATCAATAGCTCTAACCATCTGTAAAGGAACATACGGACAGTAGAAAATACCTGCATCATAAGCAGAAGTACCCTTGTAACCAACAACATAGAACTGATTGGCGTTGCCAGTGTTAGCTGAATAAGGATCAACATACACTTTGTAACGACCGTTCAGAGTACCAGCAAATGTGTTGCCAGTGTCATCTACGTTTAAGTTAGTAGAAAGAGCAGGAGTATAGTCAAGTACGCCGGACATAGCAAGTGCAGAAGCTACGTCAGAAGAACAAATGATAAAGTTACCTTTGCCTCTACGAGTGTCTTGTGCAATTACGTTAGCATCACGTTCAATGTTGAACATGAGGCCTTTGAAGCGTTCTACAGACCAACGTCCGTTTGAATCAACGTCAAGGTCGAAAGTACCAGGAGTTGCTGTAGAAGCAGCACCAGTCTTAGCGACTTTGTAAATAGTACGGATAACTTCACGGTTGATTTCAGCGAGAATTTCCTGAGAAAGAATGTTGCTCAGTTCGCTTTCTGCGTCAAGACCATGAATTGCTTTCAAGTCCTGGGCAAGTTCAACTGTGTATTCAGCTTTAAGAGCACGTGACTTAGCAGTTACAGTGGTCTTCTCAATGCTGAATGCCATTTCTGCAATATCGTTACTAGCTGAATCACCTTTAGCTTCAGCAGCTGATGTTGACATACCGTTACCAGTGGTGTAGGTACTGCCATCAAAAGGGTTGCTACCAGCGTGTGCAGGTGAAGCGGCGCCAGTGAAGTCAGTATCAGCTTCGTTAAACAGAGCTTCAGTACCTGTCTGGCTAGAGTAGTGTGATTTCATTGCGAAGATCAAACCAGTAGGACCAGTCATAGGCTGTACACCAGCTACGTCATAGGCCATCAGGTTTGGCAACGCACGGCGAACCAAACTAATTAATACGGGGTCATAGTTATCAACACTAGCGCCAGTAGCGTTAGTGTGAGCAGTTTCAAACAAAGCAGCACGCTCTTCACGCAATGCTTTTTCTTGGTTTTCGAGAACTACAGCAGTTACCGCTCTACGATAAGTGTCTTTAATCGGTGAAAGACTCTCATGGTTAAGGACGGGTTCCCACTTTTTCTCAACTTGTTCTGAAAGATACATTAATGTCTCCTTATTGTGGTTTTATTATAACAATCTTTACTATTTATAAAAAATTAAAACTTTGAACCTTTTGCAATTGCATTAGCATACTTGTACATAATAGTGTTATCTGTTGCGCTAAGCTCATCTACTGTATCCTCTAATTTATCTTCGGAAATATGTTCAGTAGTCTTTGCAAAATAATTATTTTTAACAACTGTGAGTTTGTTTTCATAAGACTCAGCACCTGAATAAGTAATGTCCTCTACTAATGTAGCAAACTTTTCTTTTTCTGTGGAAGCTAGATCTTCAGAAACAGTGCTAAAGATTTTCTGTTTCTTTAGAGCAACTGATTCTTCGTTAAGGTCAATGTTCTTTTGAACCTGCTCATCGAGTCTGTTCTGAAGTTCATCAAGCTTACTCTGCATTTCGGTCATTACGTCATACTTTTCTTCAGGCACTTCAATGTAGTGCTCAGTGAATACCTGTTGCATTCCTTTGATAAATGATTCAGTAATTTCGTTACGGAGACCGTTTTCGATTGCCAATTCATTTTCATTCATCCAGTTCTCAACACAGTATGCCATATACTTGTCTACGTTTTCAACAAGCTCTTCAACCTTAGAATCAAACTCAATGTTAGCCTGTTCTTCAAGTTCAGCTTCAATAGCTTCAACTTCGCTGGCTACACGAGATGTTACAACAGCTTCAAAAATTTCAGCTGCTTTGTTTTTAAATTCTTCTGTGAGATTTTCGTCATCAGCAAAAAGTGCCATCAGATCTTCTTCATAAAGAACATCCTCTTCCGCAACTTCTTCTTCAACAACATCTTCTTCCTCGAGAACATCTTCAGCATCGAATTCCTCTTCGGTAATCTCTGCTACATCTTCCTCAACGGCTTCGTCTTCTGCAAGAACTTCATCATCTTCAAGTTCTGCTTCTTCCTGGTGTACGTTTCCGGCAGAAGCCTTCTTCATTACATCAGTTTCGCTTGGCTTGTCATTGACATAGTTTGCAGGAGCTTCTTTAGCGCCATTGCCATTAGGAAGTGTGTTGTCTTTGCTTGCTTTGGCAGCTGCAGCCTTTCCTACTTCTGAAGTTAATCCGCCTTCTGCATTGCTAGAACCACTAAGGTCTTGCATTTCAGGATTCGGATTAGAGCTACCTTGGGTAGGATTAGTTGCATCGCCCTGAGACTTATCTTTGGGTCGATTTGCCTGACCCTCCATAAGCTCTCTAATTTTGGACTCTACACCCATCGTTTCTCTCCTTTACGGTTTGATTAAATCAGTATCAATATATTTATAAAAATTTTATATTTTAGATATAATTTCTAAAAAGTTTTGGAAAGCTTTTACTTTAGCCTCGGCCAAATCTCTACTACTTGCTTTCTTAATATACTTTTGGGTTTCTTCAATTTCCTTTTCTTGGAAAACTCCATTAACAAATACCCACTCCCTACTCTCCATTATGCCCTGAACATAAGCATCAGGAGCAGAAGGATCAGCAACAATATCTGCTGCTGTAGCAAGCATGAAGTCATCCTGTACTTCATTAATACCTTCACTGTTCTCTTTTAGTGAACCGAGGCCTCGAGAACTAACACCTAAGCCAGCTCCCTCTTGTATTAATTCTTTTGCAATCTTACCCATCGGGGTTTCTAAAATTTTAGCACGGCCAATCCAGTTATCGCCATCTTCTTTAAGAGAAGTAACCATATGTGAAACACGATCTAGATTAATACTAGGACCGTCAGGGTGGCCCAATTCTCCGTATGCTCTTTTAGTTGCAACTTGTTCTTTCATGTAACGGTCAACTTCTTTACCCATTATCTCTTTAGGATATACACGACCGTTTCTATTTTGTAGATTTGACTGTAGAAAAACACCTTCAATATAAAGGCTCTTCTTACCTGACTCTGATTCTTCTACAATATATTTCAAATCTTCGTTAAGTTCTTTAATGAGTTTCATTAGTTAGCTCCTAAATTACCGTCAGCACCTTGGTGTTCTGATGGACCGTAACCACCAACCTTAGCCAACTCAATGATAACAACAGCATCCCCGCTTGAGATACTGATATCTATGTCTTGATCGTTCTCTGTATTCTCAGAGAAGCCATACCAATCAGTGAAACCGTCTCCGTGTACATACATAATATCTACACCGTTACGGCTAATAGTTACGGTTGCGGTTTTATCACAATACCAATGTACTTTTGAAATATTTACTAAAGGGCTGCTCACAGTCTCAGAGGCTTTTAGTAAGTCAACATCAAGATCAATAGAGCCACTATCTCCACCAGTTCCGCTGACTCGTACTACGGCCTGAACTTGTGTCAACTTTAAATTAGAACTAGCGAATGCCATCTATTTTCTCCGTTTACTTTTTCTTCTTATGGTTCATGTGAGATTCTTGTGTAAGGACTTGTACACCTTCTTCTGAAATCTCAACCTGTTCGATACCATGCTCAAACATAACCTTGTACCAAGCAACATTTCCTTCATCGTCTGGAGTGGCGTGTTCGCCTGTGATTGGTGTACCTTCACCGAAACCTTCTTTAAAGATTTTGGTTGCACACATATGTTTGTCGCCTTCTAATGAGCCTTTTTCGACTCCATCCATTGGCGCCTCTTGGATATCTACCTCAACGCCTTCTCTGAATTGTTTAAACGTCTTCATTATCGTCTCCCGTTTCAACTGTTTCAGGCTCGGCGGCAGGGTCTACCTCAATTACGTGATCTTCACCATCTGCCAAACCCATAGCTTCTAAATCTGGATTTTTAAAAACACTTTTCGCAAGCTCTTGCCTATAATCACTGAGAGCTTCGCCTGCTCTTGCTTGCATGATAGCATTAAACTTATCTTGGACTTCACTAGCTTTACCGCCAGCCATACTTTGCATCATGTCTCTAATTGCTGCTTCTCTGTCCATCATTGTTCTCCTGTATCTTCACCGGCAGCTTGTTGCTGCATTGCCATGTCATGTTCTTGGTCTTGCGTCATAAAAGGTTCTTCTAACTGCAATTGCATATTTATTTCTTCTATTTCTTCATCTTTAAGCATGAGTATTTCTTTCTGTACATACTGTTTGCTAAACAATGAACCAATATAAGATGACGCACCTTGTAAAACTTCTATTCTACTTCTAAGAATCTCTTGATTCTTTGATTCTGTATAGTAAGCATCTTGTGCATACCTGTATACAATGTTTTCTCTAATATCCTTCCAATCATCTTCAGTGATAATATTTTTCAATACTAACTGTGTTTTAAGAAGATCATCAAATATAGCAGAGAACTTTCTTCTTAATTTAGAAACAAATTTAGTAAACTTTAATTCGTCTCTGTTAATCTCAGCTGCTCGGCCAAAGTTTAGACCCGCTTGCTGTTCTAATCTCGATACAGGAACATTCAAAGCCTGATATAGTTTCTTTTGAAAGTATACTATATCTTCTATTTGTCCTAAGTTCTGTCCTGCTGGCAGTGTGTCAATTTGTGTACCCTGACTACCTTCTCTGCGCGGAAGCCAAAAGTCCTCCAACATGGACATAAACTTTTTATCGTCCCTGATTTCTCCTGTGTTAGCATCATACACCAACTTGTTACGATATCTATCCATGACATCTTTTAAGTATTGTTCGGCTCTACCACTAGGTAAGTTGCCAACATCAAGATAAAAAATTCTACGTTCCGGAGCGCGTGTTATGCGGTAAATGACCGCTGCGTTCTCCATCATTCTAAGTTGGTTAGCTGGGCGTATGGCTTTATGTAAGTAAGACACGGGAATATTCTTATCCATGTCTATTAATCCACTTGGACAATAAACTATAGCATCTTTAGTAACTTTCAAACCGTTGTCTGAATCAGATGCTTTATACTGTCCGGGCCTGGTGGCTAACCCCTTTTCATTAAATATAAAAAATTCGTCTACACTTTTAACGAAAGAAACACCATGTGTGTTCTTTTCTTTCTTTATTTCTTTGACCTTTGTAATTTTACGTGGGTCAATATATCTTACATCTTTTATACCTTCTTTAGGTTTTTCAGTATCAATTACTTTATGAAAATACATTCTTCCGTCTATGTACCAACGCCTAAAGTAATCCTGAGATCTATTATTAAAGTCTAAAAGACGTAAAATATACTCAAACTCTCCTGTTATCTGCTTCTTAACTGAGCTGGATAACCCTGTGTTATCCAAATCTAATGTTAGTGCAGCTTCATCATCTAAATTTGCTATTGAATCATTTACAATATCTTCAATAGCGGCATCAACATCAGCCATCATGGCAATGTCTCTGTAACGCTTAATTAACTCGGCTTCGGTGTTGGCAACGCCTTCAATATCTAGATAGGTACCGTAATACCCACCCGCTCTAATACTTTCAACGCCACCTTCATCCGAAGGCGCCACAAAGGACTTCTCACTTTGTGGCGTTTTTCCTCGAGTTATTTCAAACCCAAAAATATTCATATTATATTATCCCGAATTATGACTTAAATTACGTCATAATGTTGATACTGGAAGGTCACAGTGAACTCTTCCAAAATATCGTTTTGCGAATATGCTAATGCAATCTCACTCATTTGTATTGGAAATGCGTCACGTAAAGTATAAGTACCACCTGGCAATACTTTATCATTTCTGTCTAAATGTTCAACAACAACGTCTGCTTGGTATTCATTCGGGTTCAGCCTACCTTGATTGTTGGCTTTACCGTTCATACCTTCCATCCACTGCTCAAAGGCTCTTCTTAATGACTGTTTGGAATCATTTACTATTGTAATTGTCCAAGGATCGAAAATTCTTTCCCCTGCCATTTTAACCTCACGACCTCTATACTGAATGACCGTAGGGTTTACTGTGGATGCTGGTAAAGCAGCACCCGTTACCAGTAAGCTAAAAGAAGGATCGGTACCTTGAGCAGTAACATAATTAGGAAATCCAAGCAGAACTCTAAACTGATTAGGGCGAGCCCCACCAGTACCTAGTCTTGCTTTAAATTCGTTAATATTCATTTAAATATTCTCCTGTTTACTTTTATTTATACTTAAATACCAATCTCTTCAAAACTGATGCCTGTTCTAGTAGCTACAAAGTTAAGTGTAATGTAGTTAATAGCTTTGGCAGGTTTGATGAAGATATCCGCAACAAAAGAATTAGAGTCTATTACTTGTCCGGTGTTGTTTGTTTCATCACATACAACTCGGAAGTCGTATATTCCTCTGCGACCTTGAACATCACGCAAGAAAGGTTCTACTAAGTTTCTAAACTGCGCTCTTGTGAAGGCATCGTTGAATTCAAACAATTGGAACTTGGCAGCTGTACTAATAGCTTTTTCAAGTGTAATGAAAAGTCTGCGAACATTGATACGGTCAAAAGCACTTGCTTTTCCTATCATTGTTTTGTCGCCGAACAATACAATACCGTTACCAGGGAAGCCAACTACTGGGTTAACGCCCTTCTTGTAAAGAGTATCTCTATCTGCTTTGTTGGGTGAGTAAGCCAATTTAACAACATTTTTAATTTGACCTCTGTTATACCCTGCAGGTGAAAACCAAGGATCTGCAATATCATCTGTTCTAGCACAAAGACCTGCAACGTCACCGTTTAAAGGTACCCAACGATATTTGTCGCTGTATCTGTTATACATATACTTCCAACCGGAATCCATAACAGCGTATGAAGAAGAGCTGTAAGTATCGTACTCGGCAGCAATGTCAGTTGCTTCAGAGCCCACATTATCAATAACTGACTCCTGGATCGGTGAAACAAATGCAATACAATCTTTACGAATATCTGCAACATTGTCAACAACATATTTAGCAACAGTTGCCGATACGTCACCTGTTACGAGTAAGTTTACATCTACAAGTTCGTCATTCGCAAAAAGATCCCAACCTGTTTGAAGGAAGCTAGGTGCCTGAGTACCCAAATTGCCACCTGCTAAACTAGAGGTGACCTCAGTTGGATCGGTCAGAGCAGAAACCAAAATGTAAGCAGTTCCGTTACTACCTGGGTTACCCCAGTTTAAATGACCTGCTGGATGACCTGTATGCCAAACATACTCTGATCTCTGATTTAAAACATCCTTATAATAGTTAGAAGAATTGAAAGTGTCCTTAGCATTGCCTGCTTTAGAAACACCTGCAAATTTTTCTAGGATAGTTCCTGCAGTACCTGTAATGTCTCCATCTTCATCTACTACAATCATGTGCATTTCATCTTGTGTTGCGCCCTGATTTGTAGCCCAAGGTGTAGCTGTTGGGGCATAATCAAATTCGGTTGCGTATGACCAAGATGAGAATGTTGAAGAATCTGCCATTGAAACTTTTAGGCTGTTACCTAAAACGCCGCCATATTTAGCTGCAAACATACCTACTACAGTGCCACTAGCATGGTTTTCTTCATAGTCATCTTCGTTTTCAATTAAAAGGCCTTCTGAAACACTGTTCAAAGTAGCTGAAGCAGTAGCACTAGTGCCGTCTCCTGAAATTGTTACAGTCGGTGCACTAGAATATCCTGAACCGGCCGTTGATACTGTAATAGCAGTAACTTCGCCTGCTACAAGTGTTGCTGTTGCTGTTGCTTGTGTTCCATCAGCATCGTCTGGAGCAGAAATTGCTACTGTAGCTGAGGTATAACCTGAACCAGCAACATCTACTGCAATTGAAGCAACACCCTTTGTTTGCAAAGAGGTTGCATTTTTCATTCCTGTACTTCCTGCTCTTACTACTTTAAGAGCAGAGCCATATGCCAAGAATGAAGTTGCAGCCAGGAAGCCTGGTGCTGTTACCTCGTTAGGCTTGCCAAAGCGGGAAACCAATTCTTGTTCATTACTTACGGTTATAATCTCGTTACAAGGACCCCACAAAAAATACCCAACAGTACCACCAATAGAAGTGGCAACAGCGGGGACGATTGCGGTGACGTCTGTTTCTTGTACGAGAACACCGGGTGATAGCTGAAACGCCATGTTTATTCTCCTCGTTAATTATTGTCTAATAACATTGAATATCATCTAGACTATTTATAAAATTTAATATTTAAACCCCAAATCCTTTATTTTACTACTATAGCCTTCATCTGTTAACCAATAATCTCCGGAAATTACCTCTCCTTCGGGTTCATCAGTAGCTTTATGTATAATAAAAGGCGTTAATGTTTGTTGTATTTCTGTTATGTTTTCTTTATATAACCCTTCTCTTGTGTTTACATCAACCAAATCTTTGAAAAAGGGCATTGTAGACAACCAACCAAGCATAACTAAACACATCACTAAGTCATCGTGATATCCTTCATCTGCCTGATACCCCTGTCCCTTTTCAATAAAAGTAGAAATTTCATGTATGATTTCAGCATCAAACACTAGTAATTTCTTTTCTTCCATCAATGATTTAAAGCTAAAACAACCTTGTCTTTTTACTTGTTTAGAAGTATTCACTCCCAATCTAGAACTTCTGCCAAATCCAGGAGAAACATACTGTCTACTTTTCTCAGTTACCGTGCTAAATATATTACTATATTCTATTTCCTCATGTAGGATTTCAACAATTTGTCCACCTATGTCATTATTTTCACATAATATATAGGCATCGTTGAAGTCTCTACCTAACTTTGCTATAACCTCAGGATACAACAGAGGTGCTATTCTATTATTTCTGTATGTTGCCACTACTCTATATGGCATATCTGTTATATCTGTTACAACAAAAGCAGAGTAGTCTCCGCCAATACCTCTAGCAGTGTCTACTGTAATACAATAGTAGTGATCTTCTTTTGGTTCTTCGTATATTCTTAGCCCGTCATCATTATAGAATATAGGCTCTTTGGAACTAAGTGTAGCAATAGTTCTAGCATTAATAAGTGTATTACTAGAACCGAGAAACTCACACAGAACCTCTTGGTTAAACTTTAGTTCGCCAAGAAGTTTAAGTTGTTCTTCTGCCCACTTCTCATCTCTACCGGGTATTTCTTTGTACGGAATAAAATGATGAATAAACCCGTTTGCTTTCTTCTCCGCTTCATTCCAAAACTTCCAAAAGTGATTGTATCCCAATGGAGTTGAAGTGAGTAGAATCTTTGTAGTTTCACCAGCAGAAATAGTAGGATATACAGAAGCAAAGAACTCATCCGCAACATTGTTCGGAATGATTGCCGCCTCGTCAATGTACAACCAGTTTACAGACTTACCACGAATACCTGAAGTAGTCGTTGCTGCTGTGAATATTCTACAATTATTTTCTAATTCAACGTCACCCTTGTTCCATGTCTTTACACCCTGCTGCA